GTTTCCGAAAGTATGGAGCAATCCCCGCATTTCTGCGAGGTATGCTCAGTCTTATCTTCGACTGTGAGACGGGAAGGATGTTCAACTACAATGAGAAGATTCTTAACGAATCCCTCGCTATCGAGCAAGAGCTTGTTGCGGCGGTTCGGCAAATTTGCCTATCGTTCAACAAGATCAAAGCAATCTGTACCCCGAAAAGGGTTCAGAAAGCGTTCGACAGCTTCGTTGAAATCGAGCACGAACTTCGCGCATCTATCATCCATGAGGCTGATGCAACACGTTTTCAACATGTTGCTCAGTTTATTTGGCCTCGTGTTATATCTGCTATTACGGCAGATACTCTACGACCATTTCATGGAAGTGGGTCCACAGCTGAAGGAATCACTGGTAATTCTAAGTGGTTCTTTCTGAGGTGGCATGAACGCCTCGAGACTTATTTCCCTTTTCTCGGCAATGCCCTATCTTTAGGGTCTGACGAGTCAAAGGAATTCGAGGAAGTTACGTTCATAACCCCGGATCAGGAAGCACCTGTTAAGGTGGTTACTGTTCCGAAGACGCTTAAAAGTCCCCGTATCATTGCAATGGAGCCTGTCTGTATGCAATATGCACAGCAGGCGCTTCGATCTGCCTTATATAAGGCAATCGAAGAGTCACCTGTAACCGGTGGTCACGTGAATTTTCGTGACCAATCGGATAATCAGACCATGGCGATGATGGCGTCGATTGATGGGTCATTCGCAACGATTGACCTATCTGAAGCTTCGGATCGTGTTCCACATGATCTTGCGCTTCGGATGTTCGATAGCTATCCATTATTAATGGAAGCTATCGACTCCTGTAGATCGACGTCCGCGCGTTTACCTGATGGAACTATTGTTCCACTTGTAAAATTCGCGTCGATGGGTAGTGCTCTGTGTTTTCCAGTGGAAGCCATGTACTTCTACACTTGTTGTGTAGAGGCTTTGCTGGAATTTCACTCACTTCCCGTATCTTTCGAAAACGTTGATTTTGTTTCGAAAGATATTTACGTTTACGGGGATGATATTATCATTCCTGCAAACGCGGCAGTTTTTGTTCTCGATCACCTCAG